GTGAGTCGCACAAGGCTGCCGCAGATGCTCGGAGGGTGGATAGCCGCAAGGAAGTCCATCGCGAGTACAACCAACGCAGGGATGAGTCCGACAGCTTCTATAAGACTGAGCGCTGGAAGAAGCTGAGCGCCTACTACCGAAGGCATCACCCTGTGTGTGAGTGCTGCAATGACGCAGCAAGCGACATCACCGACCACATCAAGCCATACAAGACTCACCCTGAGCTTGGGCTTGACTGGGATAACCTGCGAGCCCTGTGCCGGTCATGCCATAACCGAATAGGCGAGCGCGTAGGCCTCAAGGCGGATTCCAGCAGCCGGGGGTAGGGTGGGGGGAGGGCGGGTTGAAAGTCTGGCAAAAATCGAATCCCGAACGACGGGGGGAGCCAAATTTTCACACCGTCAAAATTCACATTCCAAAATTTGAGGTAGCGACATGGCCCGTAAGCCAACCGCTCCGCACCTCAAGGTCCTGCAGGGCACAAGCCGACCGGATCGCGAAGTGCCGGACGCCCCTGAATACGATTTGATCGAAGAATTTCCCGAGGCGCCAATTCACCTGAACCCTGACGGCGCTGAGATGTGGAATCGCCTAGGGCCGCAATTGGTCGCCGCGCGCGTCCTCCAGGTTGTCGACCTGTTCTCTCTGGAGCAGCTGTGTTTTTCCTGGCAGCGGTTCCGTATGAAGGCCAAGGCAGGGATGGAGATGACCGCCGCGGAAGATACGGCGCTTAAAGCGCTGTTCTCTGAGTTTGGTATGACCCCGGCCAGCCGCCGCAAAGTGGCTTCTGGTGGAGAGAAGCCGGCGGGAAACAAGTTCGCGTCCAACGGACGACCACAGAAGGCATAGCGATATGGCAAACGGTCGCGATTACGTGAAGATCGCGACCGACTACGCTAAGGGCGCGATTGCTGACAAGAAGCGCAAGAAGCACGGCAAGCTGATCCGTCAGGCCGCTCAGCGGTTCCTCGATGATCTGAAACGTGCCAAGCGCAAAGACTGCCCGTTCATCTTCGATGCATGGCACGCGAACGACCCATGCGACTTCATTGAGAAGCTTCCGCACGTCGAAGGGAAGTGGGACAAGCCAGAGATCGTGATGCACCCGTCGCACGTCTTCTTCGTGGTGCAGTTGTTCGGATTTCGAAAACGTGAAGGGGCCGAAATAGAGGGCTGGGGTTACTTCCGGCCGCGCCGCTTCACATCGGCTCTGTTTGCTGTTGCTCGGAAGAACGCGAAGTCCACGCTTTCATCCGGGATTCTCCTGTACTGCCAGTGCTGCGAGCCGGAAGAGGGCGCACAGGTAATCAGTGCTGCAACTACCTTTCCGCAAGCGTCGATCATATTCAACACCGCAAAGCGGATGGTTGAGAAGACCGCAGACCTGCGGGAAGCATTTGGCCTCGAGGTTTGGGCAAAGGCAATTAGCCGAGCCGAGACTGGCGCAACCTTCAAGCCGATCCATGCCAAGGCTTCTACTCAAGATGGTCTGAACCCTTCGCATGTTGGCCTAGACGAGATTCACGCCCACAAGAGCGCCGATCTGCTCAACGTTCTGACGTCAGCCGCAGGTGCGCGCAGCAACCCGCTTTGGCTCTACACGACGACCGAAGGTTATACGAACCCTGGCCCCTGGGCAGAGCTTCGGATGTTCGCCAAGAAGTTGCTGTCTGGCCTGTTCGGCACCACTGCTGATCACTTCCTCGTGGTGTTCTACGCAGTTGACGAGGAAGACAAGTCGGCAGGCATCAAGGCGGACGAAGAATTCGACGAAAAGGTCTGGATCAAGGCCAACCCGCTGATGGACGTCAACCCGCACCTTATGGCGGCTATCCGCAAAGAGGCGGTAGAGGCGAAGCAGATGCCCTCAAAGCTGGCCGAGTTTCGTATCAAGCGACTCAATCGGCCGGCATCCACCGCTGATGGCTGGATTGACCTTACCAAATGGCAAGCCTGCGGCGGGCCAGTCGACCTTGAATGGCTGCGTGGCTATCCATGCTGGGGTGGTCTTGACCTCGCTAGCACGGCGGACATGTGCTCCTTCCGTTTGGTCTGGCTGGTTGACGGGGTTTACTACACCTACGGCTGGCGCTGGGCTCCGGAAAGCGCAGTCGCCTACCGAACTGAGCGGGGTACTGTTCCGTATCAGTCGTGGGTCGAATCCGGTCTGCTCAAGCAGACAGAGGGCAACGTCACCGACTATGGCGTAATCGAGAAAGACGTTTGCGCAATCTGCCAAGACTTCAACGTCCAGCTAATTGCCTATGACCGATGGAACGCAAGCGACCTAGTTAACCGGCTGGTCGAGGCTGAACTGCCAATGGTCGAGTTCATCCAGGGGCCGCGTTCCTATCACCCTGCTATGCAGACGCTAGAGCGCGCCTACATCTCCGGGAATCTTGCTCACGGCGGCGACCAGATTCTGAACTGGTGCGCTTCCAACCTGATTGCCAGGCGCGACGACAACTTGAACATGGCTCCGGACAAGAAGCGCAGCGCCGACAAGATCGACGACATGGCAGCGCTGTTGATGGCGATCGGGGTATCAACCGTCGAAACCGAAGAAGCGGATGACGACGATTTCATGAACGCAATACGGGACCCACTGATCGCATGAGCGCACTGACTGCATTTCTGCTGGCATCGCTGGCTGGCTTCGGCCTGCTGTGCGCGGGGGTCTGGATGCTGGCCGGCACCGCGTGGGCGCTGATCGCCGGTTCTTGCTCCATGTTCTGCATTGCTGGATTTATCCGAAGAGGGATGACAGATGAATAAGTCCCTTCTGCGGACCATTTCTAGGTCTGCTAGCAGGCCGTCGGCTGGGCTGAGTGAATGGCTTGGCAAGACGATTCGGCTATCCGACGGGGCATTCTGGGGGCAGTTCGTCGGCGGGCAGTCAAGTTCAGGGAAAAGCGTAAGCGTTGATACTGCAATGCGAGTCTCAGCGGTGTGGGCTTGCGTTCGATTGATCGCTGAAACGATCGCAACGCTTCCTCTTGGCTTGTACCGTCGCCTTCCGGACGGCAGTCGTGAGATGGACACCAGTCACCCTCTCTACAGCGTTCTGGCGGTTTCGCCTAACGAGCACATGAGCCCGGTGCAGTTTTGGGAGGCAATGCTCGCGAGCATGCTTCTGCGCGGCAATGCCTTTGCGCAGATACATCGGTCTGCTGGCCGGGTAGTCGCGCTGAGCTTCTTGCTCCCGCACCGCATGCGTTTAGTCACTGAGAACGGGAGCATCCGCTACTTCTACAGCTTCAGCGATGGCGAGCGTGAGCTTCAATCCAGCGAAGTTCTTCACATCCCGGCGTTCTCGCTTGACGGACGAATCGGGCTGTCCCCGATCAGCTATGGCGCCGACATCATCGGATCGGCAATTTCGGCCGACGATGCAGCGAACGGGACCTTTAAGAACGGCATGATGCCGACGGTAGCTTTCAAGGTTGACCGGGTACTCAAGCCGGAGCAACGAGACGAGTTCCGCAAATACGTAGAGACGGTGAGCGGCGCCATGAACGCCGGCAAGTCCCCTGTCCTTGAGGCTGGGGTGACGCCGGAGTCGATTGGCATCAATCCGGCCGACGCGCAACTGCTTGAGACGAGAAGCTGGAGCGTCGAGGAGGTTTGCCGGTTCTTCCGTGTTCCGCCTTGGATGGTCGGGCACACCGAGAAGAACACCAGCTGGGGATCTGGCCTTGAGCAACAGGTCATCGGCTTCCTGACGTTCTCCCTAAGTACCTGGTTGCGCCGCATCGAGAAGGCCGTACTCAAGCAACTGATGTCGCCAGGTGAGAGGCTTACGCACTACGCGGAGTTCGCCCTAGAAGGCTTGTTGCGTGCTGATAGCGCGGCGCGCGCTTCGTTCTACAGCACGATGGTCCAGAACGGCATCTACACCCGCGACGATTGCCGCGTCCGCGAAAACCTGCCGCGCCGCGGTGGGAATGCCGACGTGCTGACGGCGCAGACAAACCTTGCACCACTTGACGCACTGGGGCAATCCAGCGACGGCCAGGCCGCACGCGCAGCCCTGCAGAACTGGCTAACCGCCGATCTCCCCAAGGAGTAATCCATGCAACTCAAAATCCAGGCTCGCGGCCTTCGCAGCGAGTTGAGCCCGCGTGCGCTCGAAAAGTGGAATCCGGCTATCCAGGCCGCAGTAGAAAGCACCTCTGACACCATCACCATCTATGGCGTGATCGGTGAGGACTGGTACGGCGATGGCGTCACCGTGAATCGGATTGACGCCGCCCTGCGCGCCATCGGTGAGCGAGACGTGACCGTTTATATCAACTCCCCGGGCGGCGACATGTTCGAGGGAATCGCCATCTACAACCGCCTGCGCGAGCACAGCCACAAGGTGACCACAAAGGTGCTCGGCATGGCGGCCAGCGCCGCCTCGATCATCTATCTCGCCGGCTCTGAGCGGCAGGTCGCTAGCAGTGCCTTCCTGATGATCCACAACTGCTGGACGGTGCTCGCCGGAAACCGCCACTACCTGCGCGACGTCGCCGACGACATGCAGGAATTCGACGCTGCCATGGCCGATCTGTACGCCGAAACGAGCGGGCAGCCAGTAGCGGACATGGCCGAGATGATGGATGACGAGACGTTCATCCGCGGCAAGCGCGCCGTCGAGCTTGGCTTGGCTACTGGACTCCTGTCTGCCGACGAGGTTGCTGAGCGCGATACCGAAGAGAGCCGGCAGAACAACGCGCTGAAAGCGATGGACGTGGCCCTTGCAAAGGCCGGGATGCCGAGATCCGAGCGGCGCGAGCTCTTCGCCAGTTTCAAGTCCAGCACGCCTCGCGCTGCTGGCGGGAGCACGCATAACGCTGCTCCGACCGACAAGCAGAACGCTGTCGCGCCTGACCTCACCGCGTCACTGAGCGCGGCAACCACTCTTCTCCAAACTCTGAAAGGTAACTGACCATGGACTTTGAAGCCCAGGTAAAAGAACTCAACTCCAGCCTGAAAGGCATCGGCGACCAGATCAAGGCTCAAGCTGAAGCCACCCAGAAGGAAATCGCCCGCACCGGCGAAATGCACGCTGAAACCCGCGTGAAAGTGGATGAGCTGCTCAGCAAGCAGGGCGAACTCTCTGCGCGCCTGCAGGAAGCCGAGCAGAAGCTGGTCAACGCCAGCAATGGCGGCCGCAATCAAGCCGAGCGGCAGAAGTCTGCCGGTGAACTGGTAGTCGGCAGCGACCAGATGGAAGGCGTTAACGCATCCTTCCGTGGTTCCCGTCGCGTGTCGGTTCCGCGCGCGGCTATCACCTCCGCCCCGGCTTCCGGTGGCGCCCTGGTCGGTGCGGACCGTCGCCCGGAAATCATCATGCCGCCGGAGCGTCGCCTGACCATCCGCGACCTGATCGCCCCCGGGACCACCGATAGCAACGCCATCGAATACGTCCGCGAAACCGGCTTCACCAACAACGCCGCCGCGGTGGCTGAAGGTGGCGCTAAGCCCTATTCGGACCTGGTGTTCGAGCTGGTCAACGCGCCGGTTCGCACCCTGGCTCACCTGTTCAAGGCAAGCCGCCAGATCCTGGACGACTCGTCCGCGCTGCAGAGCTACATCGATGCCCGCGCGCGCTACGGCCTGCTCACCGTCGAGGAGCAGCAGCTCCTGTACGGAAACGGCACTGGCGCCAACCTGCAGGGCCTGATGACCCTGGCAGAAACCTATGCTGCTCCTGGCGGAATCGTGGTGACTGGCGAGCAGCGCATCGACCGCCTGCGCCTGGCGCTGCTGCAAGCCGAACTGTCCGAGTTCCCGGCTGACGGCATCGTCCTGAACCCGATCGATTGGGCTGCCATCGAGCTGACCAAGGATGGCGAAGGTCGCTACATCGTCGGTCAGCCGCAGGAAGGCACCGCTGCCCGCCTGTGGAATCGTCCGGTCGTGGCTACCCAGGCCATGCAGCAGGACGAGTTCCTGACCGGTGCTTTCCGTCTCGGCGCTCAGATCTTCGACCGCATGGACGTCGAGATCCTGATCTCTACCGAGAACGACAAGGACTTCGAGAACAACATGGTGACCATCCGCGCCGAAGAGCGCCTGGCGTTCGCCGTGTATCGCCCGGAGGCCTTCGTGACTGGTGCTCTGACCGTCACTCCGTAAGCCACCAGAGGCGCCCCGTTTGGGGCGCCTTTCAGGAGGATGATTCATGGCTCGTCCAAGAAAGGTCGCCCCTGTGGCTGACACTTCCAGCGAAACGGCTAAAGCCGTCGCAAGCCCCGAGACAAATCCCTCGGAGGTCACCATCTACCCGCTGCGCTCCTACTTGGATGCCGGCGAGATCAAACGTCGCGGCGGGCCAGGTTATACGGTCCCGAAGCGACACGCCGACGCCCTGATTGCTCAGCGCGTGGCAAGCACCACGAAGCCTGACGGCGACAAGTAAGGAGTCATCACATGCCTACGCCGACTCTCGCAGACCTGAAAACGCACCTGCGTATTCGGCACACGCAGGAAGATGACGACCTGCAGATGAAGCTGGACGCGGCAATTGACCATGCAAGCCAATTCATCGGTCGCCCGATTCCATGGCTCGATGATGAAGGCGCCGCGGTCGACGTTCCGCACAGCGTGCGGCTGGCGATCCTGATCATCGCTGCAGAGCTGTACGCCAACCGCGAGGAAGCTGTCGTGGGAACGATCTACACCAAGATCCCGAAAGCAGAAAACATGCTGCACTTCTACCGAGTGGGGCTTGGGGTATGAGAGCCGGAAGACTCGACACGCCGGCCGACCTGCTGAGGCTGGACGCGGATGTGCGGCCATGCGTCGTGGATTGGTTTTGGATCGGCATCAGGGCTAAGGAAGCGGGGGACGTCCAGGCGCCATCCGGCTTGCGTAACCCTGGAAAGGTTGAAGTGCGGGCGTGGTGGGATGATCGCCTGCAGATCGGACGATATCTCCGCGCAGGCGGCAGGCTGCTGCTGATCGATAGCGTGCGAGACGTCACGGGGGACCGCGCCGAGGCCGTTATCACCTGTAGCGAGTTGGTAGGCCTTGCTGGCCAGTACCGCCCGCAGGACGGCATCCCGGTTTCGTGTCGGGTTCACCTAGCTCATGAAGCACCGTATCGCGATGAAATGGGGCAGGTGACCGATTACCGAACCAAGGCTGAGGTTGCCCTGATTGAGGTTGGCCGGCCTCAAGTCGACGACCAACTGGTCATCGATAGCGTGCGGTACTCCGTGATTGCCTATGCCGATGAGACGGACGACGGTGTCGTTCGAGGCCTCTGGCTGGAGAGGGTCTGATGCAGGTATCAATCAAGGTGTCCGGCATCGAAATGGCCCAGGCAAGGCTCGCCGAGGTGAGTCGAAAAATTGATCCTGTGCTTCGGGGCGCGCTGAATACGACAGCGAACAAGGCCCGTACCGTGCGCTACGTGAACCCTCTGCGCGGCTCGCTGATGCCTGTATTTAGTCGTCGCGCGCTGCGCGTCAAGCGGGCACGCGGACGGCTCACCAACGCCCGGATCATTCCGTCTAGTTCTGGCGTTCCAGTAACTCGGTACCTTGGATGGGGCTACAGCAAGATCAGCGCGACTCGCGCCCGCGTATGGGTTAAGGGGCCGAACGGGCACAAGGTCGCGGCCGGATTCGTTAACCCGTCCAGCTTCAGCCGAATGCCCTGGAGTACGCGCATCAAAGTGCGTGGCGCGCCGAAAGGATTCTTGTCGCCTGCGCTTGGCCCATCCGTGGCGTACTGGTTCAAGCAGCTAACAGACAACCAAACGATCCGATGGACGAACATCTTCCTGCAGCAGGAGTTCGAGAAGCGGATCAGGCAAGAGATCGCCAAGGGGGCGCGATGACAAGAGGAACAGAGCTCTCTGATGAGATTCTGAAGCGCCTTGAGGCTATCAGCCCGGCCAATGACTATCACACCAAAGTCGAGCGTGTTTATGGCTTTGGTGAGCGCAAGCCGGACAAGGCGCCGATGCCGTACATCCTGGCTCGTATAGCAAGCGACGAGATCGAGGAGACGGTAGGGACAACCGCATCCCGAGCGGCTCGCTACGAGATCGAAGGGGTTATGCCAAGGTCTGCATCGCTACAGGATCTGCAGCTGCTGCACCACGACATTCTCAAGACGCTTGGCACGGGCCAGCTCCCGCATGTTCGTCCACTCAAGAGCGGATGGCCTTTTGAAGAGTCCGCCGAGTATGAGCCAGACATTGAAGGCAGTACGACGCGCAGCGTCACCAGCTCGATAACCATCCGATACGTCGAGAAGTACTGACCTAAAACAAACCCAGCAACCCGCCATCGAGCGGGTTTTTTTTCACCCGGAGAAAACTCGCATGGCCAACTACGCATACATGGGCAAGGGCATTGTCAGCCTGACGCCGGAGGCAGGCGGCCCCGCCGTCGACGTGGGCAACGTGTCCGCGCTCAACTTCAACATCAACGAAAACATCATCAAGCTGCCGAACTACCGGACGGCAGGCGGTGGCACCTATGCCCAGGTGAACCGCATTGAGTCTGTCGAGTTCACGGCTACGCTGCATGACCTGAGCCCGGAAAACCTGGCGATGGTTCTGTTCGGCACCGTGACCGAGGACGCCGTCAACAACACGGCCACCATCGAGGCGCTGACCACTGGCGCGCAGACCTTCGAGATGGTCTTCAATGGCGTCAACGAGGCTGCCACCGGCAAGACAGTGACGGTGACCGTACATCGCGCGAAGATCGGCGCCGCTCAAGGCCTCGGCTTCATCGGCGACGAGTTCGCTGCGCTGGAGATCACTGGCGAGGTACTGATCGACACCAGCATCGTCGGCGCCGGCCTGTCGCAGTTCTTCAAGGTCGAGATGGACACCATCGCCTAAGCGCCCGAGTCCAAGCCCATCGGATCGGTGGGCTTTGGCGCGGTCACTGCGCTGTTTCTGTAGTGGCGAAGCGCTCGGTCATGTAGTCCAGCGCCTCTTGTTCGCCAGCGCTGACGGTCTTTTGTGTGCCGATGATCGCGCGGGAAGCTGCCAGCAGCTTTCGCTTTGCCTTATCGTCGTTGGTCTTATTGAATTTCCCAATTGCCAGTTTGAAGGCGTTCAGGTTCATCACTTCCAGCGATCCAAGCTGATGTTTTATGTGATCCTCTGTAATCCGGAGGTCGTTGGAAAACACCTTGCCTGCGGCAGTGATAACCTTTCGCTCAGGCGCTCGCAGCTGGCCATCTGCCTTCGCGACATAGAGCAGGATGTCCAGAATTGGGCTATTCGGCTCTGTGATTTGGTCTAGCGAGTGCCAAACAGATTGGCCATAGGCGTTCTGTAGATATTCATAAGGCGTAGTTATGATCTCGCCAGTATTCACATCGAAACATGTCCGAGTGCGGTCATAGTAGAAAGTCCTTTGCTGGCGACGTAGGTGACAAAGGCCAGACATTGTCAATGAATCGAATGCAGTTACCGACACAAACCTTTCGGTCAACTGGCCGTCTGATGCGCAGTAGCGAATATGTAGCGTCGCAATAGTGTCCGCTGGTTCCTTTTCAGGCTTGCGCAAAGCTTTGGCAGGCCCTGCGCTTGATGCATAGTTGACCGAACTACCATGCTCATCACAGAAAACCGTCAGTTCAAGCGTTACGCCGACGTGCTCTTTAAGCCCTCGACCGCCATGCACTTCATGCACAACCGCAGTCGCCGAGAATTCTTCAAACTCGAGGTTGTCGCTTAGCCGCTGCGCAACGTCCCGCTTCAGGTGACCGATCTGGCGTCCAGCAACGAAAACGGCTACGGCTGTTGGGTCGTGCGGATTGTCAGGCTCAAGCATAAGCTCGGCCGGCATCCCGGCGCGTACCGATTTCCTGATGTGGGCCTGGCGGGAGGTGCCGTCGTTGTTGTTGAAGGATTCGCCAACGACTGCGCAGATAAACTGGAACTTGATCTGGCTGTTCGCGTTCGGCGCGCGGGCGGGTACGCCCGGCCTCTCAGTTTTAGGTTCTCGGTAGCCGGCTTTCTGGTTCGGCTTGAAACGTGGCAGCACGTAAATCGCAGCAGCAAGGCAAGCGAAGAAAATCAGATAGGGAAGCGCGACGACCTCAATCAGTTGCTGTAATAACAGGACGGGTACACCGATAACGATTCCAGCAAGAATGACTTTGCTCTGCTGAGAAGAAGCTTTCCTGGCCATATCCAGTCCCTGTGATTTGGCTATTTCTGCTGGAGCAGCTTGAACTGCTCGATCATGTACTCGATGCGCGTCTCGATCTTGTCAAGCCGAGCCTCGCTGTAGGCGAATCGCTCGTTTAGCTCCTTGGCGTGCACTGCAAGGTTCATCTGGTGCAATTCCTCAATCGCCTGTTCGCGCTCGCTGGCTAGATCGAGGATAAGCTGGCCTGCATCACTGATAGGGCATCCTGGCGCAATGCTCTGGATCGCTTCGTCAATGCTGATGCTGGCCTCAAGGCGAGCTACTAGCTCCGCGTTCACCGATCTGCGGTTTGCGTCTGCGGCGTCCTTAAGGTTCTCGTAGAGAGAATAGGGAAGCCGGAACTGGGAGCGATATATGTCGTTCATGTCACTAGCTTGACACTACGAAAAGCCAGCCGTATAGTGACACCGTGTCACTAACGGAGGATCTTATGGACATTATTCGCACGCAAGTTCGAATCCCTGTTGAGCTTGCTGAATGGCTCAAGGGTCAGGCGAAGGCAAACCGCCGCTCCATGAATGGCGAGCTGATAGAAAAGCTTGAGCAGGCGAAAAAACAGGCAGCAGCTTGAGGCTAGAAACAAGGAAGCCCCAAGCGTTGGCGCGCCTGAGGCTTCGGAAGTGATCAATTTCGAGGTCAATCACATGAGCAAGAATAGCACAGCAGCATCCAATATCATCTCCTTCGACTTCCGTGGCCGAAGCGTTCGCGCCACAAGCGTAGGGGGAGAGCCGTGGTTCGTGGCGGCGGATGTGTGCAAGATTTTAGGCCAGAGCAACACTACCAAGGCCCTGTATTCTCTGGATGATGATGAGCGGTCTAACTTTAAGTTAGGCCGTCAGGGCGCGGTGAACATCATTAGCGAATCTGGTCTCTACACGCTGATCCTTCGTTGTGATGATGCGATCAGGAAGGGGAGTGATGCTCACGCATTTCGGAAATGGGTGACCGCTGAAGTGCTTCCGGCCATCCGCAAGCACGGCCGTTACTCCGACGACATCGGCAAGATGGCGACGCTGGTGAATGACGTGATCGGCGTTTCAGGTGCCAACCTTATCGGTGGAGTGATAAGCCAGAAGGTGTCGGTGCTTCCAGTCGGAGTTCAGCGCCAGGCGCGCCACCGAATGCACTCGGTGCTCCATACTCGCTTCAACGTGCCGCGCACCGAGCTGATCCCTGCCGAAAAGCTGGACGCAGCCTGCCAGTACATCGCGGCTTACGTGCTGGAGGGGGAATGGCTCGAAAGCAGCCAAGCGAAAGGCATGCAGTTGTCGGAGCGTGAAGTGCAGGCGCTATACCTGATGATGAGTCACTACCACTTCGCCATGGAGTGGGCGATGAAGTCTGGAATCTACGCCATCGCGCGTATGACGGATTCAAGGCCGCTCTCGAACTTCAATGAGCACTTCTCAGAAATGGGCATGGGCTTCCGCACCCTGGACGAGCGCCGCGACGAGATTTATCGCATCTACAGCCAGCGTGGAGCTGGCGGCGGTTACGCCATGCAGGCCGCGAGTTAGCTAGTCACATCTTTCCGAACCCAGCCAAGCGCTGGGTTTCGGTGCTGGCATCGTGGTAGATTTCCCTCATCAATGGGAGGGAACCTTATGCAGTGTCCAGCTTGCAAGCACATACCGTTGGCGGGAAACCAGCCTGACCCTAACCGCTGCCCAGCGTGCAACGTTGAGTATTCGGTCGCGATTAGATCTCAAACGGAAGCTGCGAACCAAGCCAAGCAGCGAGCCGCTGAGCAGCAGGCCGCAGCGAATGCAATAGCGCCGAACGTCCGCCAGGCGATGGCTTCATTTCGCGGCGCACAGCCAGTAGTTGTGCTGGACGTGAACATGAGCTTCGGATCGATGATTATTTTTATGATCAAGTGGGCGCTCGCAGCGATTCCGGCGCTTTTGATTCTGTCATTAATAGGATTTTTCCTGGCGTTCCTTGTAGGTGCGCTAGGGAGATAGAACAAACGAGAACAAAGAACCCGCCAAGTGCGGGTTTTTTACTATCTGGAGATTGGCATGAGCGAGCTGAACATCCTTTTCCCTAAGCCGGTAGTCGCAGAGGTTGGCGGCAAGTCAGTCAAGATCTATCCGGTCAAGCTGATGGACTTCGAGCTTTATGGAAAGGAGGCCGTAGCTTTGATGGGCGCGCTAGACCAACTTACCTCGGAAAGACTTCTCAGATATGCGGACGACCATTCGGCGGGCATTCGGCGAGTACTGCTGCGCACCACAAGTCTGACCTGGCTGCAGGTGCGTCGCATTGATTCAGTAACTGCCATCCAGCTTTTTGTTGAGGTCGTGCGGGTAAATTCCGGTTTTTTCGGCGAAGCCCTTCCCGGAATGGTAAGGGCGCTGAGTGGGGCTCTGTCGTCCAGCGCTTGATAGGTTCTGGTCATTCCATGGCGGACATCGAGCGTTATAGCCTGCCGCAAGTTGAGATTTTCCTTGCAGCAATTGACCAAGAGGATCGCGCCGCGAACCGGGTCGCGCTGATCGCTGCGCGTGCGGCGAACGCTAAGCCAGAAGACTTCAAACGCTTACTCAAGGATATCGCCTGATGGCTACAGTCAAGACTCAACTCGTCATCGACGGCAAGAACAACTCCAAGAAAGCATTTGATGAGGTCAACAAGCAGCTCAAGGGCATGAGCACACAGATCGAGACCGCCGGCGTGGCGCTCAAAGGATTGCTCAGTGCGTCCTTTGTGATGGGAGCTGCTAGGCAGTATGCCAACCTTGCCGATCAAAGCAGCCAGATCGCAGCGCGCTTGCGGCTTGCTACGAACAGTCAAGAAGAGTTCAACAAGGCTCTTTCTGAGGTTCGGCGAATTGCCAGCCAGAACGGCTCTTCCGTCACCGCTATCACTGAGCTGTATGCGCGACTGTCGCCAGCCCTTCGCGAGGCCGGCCGGAGCCAGACGGAAATCGTTCAGGTTACTGAGGCAGTATCCAAGGCGCTTCGCATCTCAGGTGCTTCAGCTGCGGAGTCTGAAGGCGCCATCACTCAGTTTGCCCAGGCTCTAGGGGCTGGAGCGCTGCGTGGCGATGAGTTCAACAGCATTGCCGAAGCAGCCCCTCGACTGATGAAAGCCCTCGCTGACAGCTTGGGAGTGCCAGTGGGTGCTCTGCGAGACATGGCGAAGGCTGGAAAGCTCACGGCTGACGTAGTTTCCGACGCGCTCATTAAGGAGCTGCCAAAGCTCAGTCAAGAGGCTGAGGAGTTCGGCGAAACGTTTGGATCTGCCGCACAGAAGCTTGAGAACTCGGCGCTACAGCTGGTAGGAGCATTCGACAAGCTGACCGGCACATCGGCTCGCGCCACGAAGTCGATGTCAGAGATGGCCGAGGCCATCAGCAACATCGCGAGCGGCGAAGAACCGTTGCGTAATGTCACCCAGCTTCTTGAGGAGATCGTAAAGCTAACGCCTCAGGGAGCCCTCTCGCTTTCTGGTGGGCAGAAGATTGTTGATGCAGTCGGTTTAGGCGCGAAGAAGGCCGTCGATGAAGTTGTTGCCGCTAGGGAAACCTACCTTCTGCAGCTCGAAATGCTGGAAAAGCAGGAGGTCGATAGCAACATCCGTCGCTTGGCCGAAGAGGAGCGCGCTGCTGCGGAGATCGCTGGCGTTAAATACGACGAAGTCGCGTCGCTACGTGGCTGGGCCCAAGCGATGGGCGAGACGTACGACGAGTTCATCCGCCGAGAGCAACAGCGCCACCAGCTAAGAGCTGCAGCAGAGCGTACCGGTCAAGCGATGGTCAGCGAAGCAAGGCGCGGCGCGCTCGCAGATCTCCAGACTAGTATCGCTGCGCAGCAAAAGGTCCTTGAGTCCGAGAACAAGCGCCTACAGAAGGCCCGCCAGAACACTCTAGACATTGAAAAAGAGTTCAACCAGCTCATTGCAGATGTTCGCGGCGGTGCTGCTGGCCCTGCGAGCTATGCCAGTGCCCAAGACGCTTTGATTTCGGCTCGGCAGGCGAAGCAGGCCGGAGATAACAAGCGTGCCATCGAGGAGGCGCGTCGGGCCGGCGAGATCATCAAGCAGATGCAGGCCGACGGCCAGAACTCGTATGGACTTGCTGGAATGGCTGAGGAGCTTGCTCGGATCGCCACGTCTGCCGCCAAACTCGACGAGGTTAGCGTTGAGCAGGAGGTTCAGGCGGTACAAGCCAGGTTAGATGATCTCGCCAAGCAGGCTGAGGCGCTGAAAGTGATCAGTGTCGACGTTGAGATGGATGAAACCAACGTCGAGCAGGTGAAAGCGCGGATGATTCAGCTTGCCGAAGAACTGTCCAAGGTAATGATCATCAAGCCAACCATTGCTGCTCCAGTTGGTGGTGATGTTAGCGCCGGGGCCGAGCCGCAGAAGTTCGCCACTGGCGGATATATCAGCGGCCCAGGAACTGGAACCAGCGACAGCATCCCGGCCTATCTGTCGAACGGCGAGTACGTCATCAACGCAGCGGCCGTGCGCAAGCTTGGCAAGCGGCATCTCGACATGCTCAACCGCGGCATCCCCATCCCTCGGTTCGCCGATGGTGGGATGGTCGGGACTGTCGCAAGCCTGGATACGTCGCCTCGCAACCTAGGATCGCTGGACATCAGCATCGGCGGTGACACCTACCAGGTGTTCGCGGACTCTACCCAGGCCGATCAGCTGCGCCTGGCTGCTCGCAAGCACGGCCGAACGCATCGCCGTTGATCAGGCCGCTTCCAAGCTAACGCTGAGGCGCTTTCCGAGCGCTGCCAGGGCTTTCTCTAGCTGCTCGATCTTCGAGGTGTGGAGAAAGTCCACAAGGCGGTCTGCAGTCACTGGCTTTAGATCCAGAATGCGGCACAGATCGGCCTTGCGCATGCCGCGCGCAACCATCTCGTTCCATAGATGGATCTTGGCGACGGTAACTGCTGGCAGGGCGACAACGTGCTCGCCAGGCTCTGCTGGAGAGGCTGCTGGAATGGCTCGGCGCTGGTCAACGTACAAGGAAAGAGTCGTCTCGATGGCGTCGACAGCCTCGCGCAGCGCGTGCGGTACGTCGTCGCCGTAGCTGTTCAGTTCCGGAAGGTCGCGGCAGAACACGGCAACGCCTGGCTCGTCATCTGTCTCAAGTCGGATTGCGTAGTCGTACATGGGTATTCCCCTTGTGTGGGTGAATTCAATCGGTGACGCACAGCGCATAGGCGAAGGGGGCTCTTAGAGCCCCAGTTGCTTGATGATCGCTTTGCGGGTCGGTTCCTTCATTTCCTTGGCTCCGTGGTCCGCGAAGATCGTCGACTTGCCGTTTGGTGCGGTGATCTTGAAGTGGCTTCCTTTGCCTGCTACGAAGGTCACCCCTTGGGCCTTCAACCATCGTCTGAACTCGCTGTGCTTCATCACCTCATCTCATCTGTGTTGATGGGCTCATTATGCAACACATATGTTTAGCTGGCAACACAAATGTATATTTTTATGGGCGGTTTGACAGCGCGTTGCACTTTGGCGCACTATTTGGGTCATTGTGGAGTTCGTGCAATCAACGTGATTGCAGCTGGTGAAGTCCCTATCCAGAAGCCCCGGAAGCCTTGCTTGCCGGGGCTTTTTTGTTTCCGCCGAAAGGCACCCAAACACGCAGCTAGGCCCGTACAGCCGAAAGGCGGATGTTCGCTTATCCGTCCGCCCCGCTGCGCCTTGCAAACGACCGTAGATAGGAGGCATCCGAAAGCGCTTTCCCTGGAGCGTTTCTACGGTCGAT